TTTCATTTACTGAGGCACACAATATGGCAATGAAGAGGAAGGGTAAATAGTATGCAACAGGTTTTATTTGATCTAACAGAAAAGGATATTGACCTTAAAAAGGTTGATATAAATGAATTTGTTGTCAAACCTGTAACAATTCAACAAGTAAAAAGTTTTGTTGAAAAGTGGCATTATTCAAAAAATATAAATGGTTTAAATATTTCTCATGTCTTTGGACTTTTTTATAAACATTATTTGATTGGTGCAATCATTTATGGTTCTTTATCTATGGCTAATACATGGCAAAAATATGGAACAGATGAAACAGATGTAGTTGAACTTAAAAGATTGTGCTGTATTGATGCAACAAAGAAAAATACTGAGAGCTTTTTTATTGCAAAAACAATAAAATTTTTAAAAAAATATAGTAATTACAAAACGATTGTTTCTTACGCAGATCCATATTTTAATCATCAGGGGACAATTTATAAAGCTTCAAATTTTAAGCATGAAGGATTTACAGCAAAAAGCAAAGTAATTTTGTATAAAAATAAAATCTACCATGATAAAACGATCAGATCAGTTGATGACCAAAAAAGATTGAAGCCTTTTGCCTTTCAAATCAAAAAAGCTTTGCAGTTAGGACAAGCAACTTACATTGATAAGCCACCGAAGCATATATATTGCTATGAGATAAAAAGAAAGAATGATGATATACCTAAAGCAAAGAGCTTACAATATAATCAAATGAGTTTGGTTTGACATGAGCAAAGAAAAATTAAAAAGATATGGTTTGTCTGGATACAATAAACCAAAAAGAACCCCATCACATCCAACAAAGTCTCATGTTGTCTTGGCAAAGGAGGGCGATAAAGTCAAACTTATTAGGTTTGGTATGCAGGGAGCAAAGAATAAACCGCCAAGAAAAGGAGAATCAGACGCAGATAAGGCAAAACGTAAAAGTTTTAAGGCTAGACACGCCAAAAATATTGCAAAAGGCAAAATGTCAGCAGCTTTTTGGGCAGACAAGACAAAGTGGAGCTAATATTGTGAATAATT